TTCGACGACGTGGCCGGCGACCTGGTCTGTGAGTTCATCGAGACCTTTTGTCACCAGTCGATCGGCGAAACGCGCGGTGAGTTGCTGGTTCTCCTCGACTGGCAGCGCGACTTCATCCGCCGGCTCTTCGGCTGGAAGAAGGCAAGCGGCCGCCGGCGGTTTCGACGGGCCTATGTCGAGGTGGCCAAAAAAAATGGTAAGAGCACTTTGATATCGGCTCTGGTCTTGTACCTGTTACTCGGCGACGGCGAGGGAAGCCCCGAAATCTACCTGAACGCGTGCGACCGCGGGCAGGCCAAGATCGTGTTCAAGGAAGCGGCCAAAATGGTCCGCTTCTCGCCCGACCTGTCGAAGCGCCTCGAGCTGATCGACAGTTCACACCGGATCGTCTGGCGCGCAGGCGACGGGGCGATCATCGCGAACTCGGCGGAGGCCCCGAACAAGGATGGGTTCAATCCGTCCGGTGTGGTATTCGACGAGTTGCATCGCCAGCCAGACAACAAGCTCTGGGACATCTTCGAGTATGCAACGATCGCCCGGTCCCAGCCTCTCACTCTCTCCATCACCACCGCCGGCGAAGATCAACTCGGCGTCTGGCACGAACAACGCGAGTATTCGGAACGGGTCAATAGTGGCGAGATCCCCGACACCACGCACCTCGGCATCGTCTACAGAGCGCTCCCCGAAGACGACATCGATGACCCGGCCACCTGGCACAAGGCGAACCCCAGCCTCGGCCACACGATTCCGCTGGACGAATTCGCGCGCGACCTGGCCGAGGCCAAGCGAACCCCGCGGAAGCTGCCGGGATTTCTCCGTCTTCGCCTCAATATCATAACAAACGCTGATACGACTTTCATCGACCCAGACGACTGGCAGGCCTGCGACTCGCCGCGGATCCAGCTCTCTTCTCTCCAAGGCCTGCCATGCTACGCCGGCGCCGACCTGTCGAGGACGACTGACCTCACCGCCCTGGCCGCAATTTGGGGCGATGATGACGCTGGATACGACCTGGCTTGCTGGTTTTTCATGCCCGAAGATGCGGTCAAAGACCTCGAAAAGAAGGACCGCGTCCCCTACCACCTCTGGATCCGCGAAGGCTGGATCCAGACGACCCCCGGGACCGTGATCGACTACAACTTCATCCGCCGCGAAATCAACGACCTGGCCGCCGAACACGACATCCGCAAGCTCTTGATCGACCCCTACAACGCGACGAAACTGGCCCTCGAGCTCCGCGAAGAGGACGGCCTGCAGGTCGACTTCCTCCGGCAAGGCTACCTGTCCCTTTCCGCCCCCACCAAGCACCTCGAGCTGCTGGTCAAGTCCCGCAAAATCCGCACCGGCGGCAACCCGGTAATGCGCTGGATGGCGGGCAACGCGATCGCCGAGACCGACGCCGCCGGCAACCTCAAGCTCTCGAAAAAGAAGTCCCGGCTCAAGATCGACGGGATGTCCGCCCTCGTCAATGCGATCGCCGCGGCCAGCGCCGACCCAGACTCCGGCGGCTCCGTCTATGAGGAACGTGGAATCCTGTTGATATAACGCTGCATAAGGAATCCCGCACTTGTCCACCACGAACTCTGGCTTCGTCGTCAACGACAAGGCCGCACTCGTCGGCTCCGCCACGGTCGCCGCGAACGCCGTCGTCGCCCTTTCTGACCAGGCCGCCAACGTCGAGGCCGCCGCAAACACGGCCAACGCCGGCAACGCCGGCTCCGTCCGGCTCGATTCCGTGAACGTCAACCTCGCCACCGCCGGCTATGCCAAGAACGCCGGCGTCTATCTGTCGTTGACCGGCACCACCGCCATCACCGTCAGCCTGCTCGCCCTCGCCGCGGCCACCGGTGTGACGGTCGCCGGCGACACCAGCTTCGCCACGGTCAACCAGCTTGTCTTCCTGAACACCGGCGCTGTCGACCTGGTCGTCTCCCCGGGCGCGTCCAACGGCTTCGGCGTCCAGCTCGGGTGTACCAGCCCCACTCTGACCGTCGCGGCCGGATCCTCGGTCACGATCCAGAGCGTTGCCGGCCTCGCCACGAGCTCGGGTGCGAAGAACATCACTGTCACGCCCACCTCCGGCGGATCCATGGGCCTCTGCGTCGGCGGCGCCTGACCCCGCCAATGACACTTCGCGAACGCATCGGCCGGCTCTTCCAGACGAGGTCCCAGACCTCGATCGGCTCGGGCTACGTCGCGGCCGCCCCCGTCCTGTCGGGTACCTACGTCACCCCCCAGACGGCGATCGGGCTTACCAGCGTGTTTGCGGCTATCAACGTGATCAGCCGCGACGTGGCCACCCTCCCTGTGAATGTCTATCGCAAGATCCCCGGCGGCGGCCGCGAAGTCGCCGAGGAACATCCGGTCCAAGAGCTGCTCAAGTGGGAACCGAACGACGAGACCGACGCATTCCGTCTTCGCCGCGACTGGATGGGGCACGTCCTCGGCTGGGGAAACGGTTACCTCGAGGTGGTCCGCAACAAGCGGGACGGCACCCCTGAGGCACTCCAGATCCTCCACCCGGCAAAGACGGTCGCCAAGCGCAGCGATACCGGCCGGCTCTACTACGAGCTCGATAACGACCCGTTGAAACGGCTGCTCCCCGAGAACTGCCTCCACGCCGCCGGCCTTGGTTTCAATGGCCTGACCGGCTACTCGCCTCTCACCGTCGCCCGTCAGTCGATCGGCCTCGGCATGGCCGCCGAGCAGTTCGGCGCGGCGTTTTTTGGTAACGGAGCCATCGCCCACGGCATCCTCAAGACGGCGAAGAAAGTCGGCGCCCAGGCAGTCAGCAACCTCCGCAACTCGATCAACCAGATCCATCAGGGCTCTCAGTCCGCCCATCAGTTCATGGTGCTGGAAGAGGGGATGGACTGGATCAACACTCAGGTCAACCCGGAAGATGCCCAGTTCCTCGCCACGCGCCAGTTCACGGCCGTGGAAATCGCCCGGCTCTACTCGCTTCCGCCCCACAAGATCGGTGATTACTCGCAATCGCACCTGGCCAACGTCGAGGAAGCCAACCTCGACTACATCATCACCACCCTGGCCGGGTGGCTTGTCATGCTCGAGGGCCAGTTCAACCTCCGCCTCCTGACCCGCAAGGACCGCCGGCAGTACGTCATCCTCCACGACATGTCCGCCTTGATGCGCGGCAACATGTCCGCCCGCATCGGCTACTACCAGGGCATGAGGAACATGGGATGCTTCTCGGCCAACGACATCCTCATGGCCGAGGGCCGCAACCCACTGCCGAAGGGCCAGGGCGGTGAAAAGCACCTCGTCCAGATGCAGTATCAGCCCCTCGAGAACGCCGGCAAGCAACCCCCGCCGGCCAAGGAACGCACCCTCCGCCACAACCCGAACCACGGCGCCGACGGCAAGTTCAGCTCGGGCGCCGGCGGAGGCCTCGGCGGCCATGGATCCAGCGGCAACGACCTCATCGCGCACAGCAACGACCTGGGCGAGCGATTGGCCGATCACAACGACCCCGTCAGCCAGATCGCCGCGGAGACCGGCGTCAAGCCAACCCCTGAGTGGGAGTCCTCGGCGCGAGACAGCCACAAGGAGCTCCTCGCCAGCCAGGCTTCCGACCGCAAGGAGCTCGCCGGCGACCAGTCGGCCGATCAAAAGCAATTCCAGCGCGACCAGAAACAGGAAGCCAAGGACTTCGACCGCGATCAAGCCAAGGACGCGAAGGAGTTCCAGCGCGGCCAAAAGCAAGATGCCAAGGACTTCGACCGCGACCAGAAAAAGGAACACCCTGACGAGGACGTCGACGCCGATGAGTTCGCCCGCGGTCAGGCCGACGAAAAGGCCGGCTTCCAGCAGGGCCAGGACGACGACAAGACCGAGTTCCACGCCGAGCAGGGCCGCGAACGCGACGCCTTCACCGCCGAGCAGGCCGAGGCAAAGACCGACTTCGCCGCCGGCCAGGCCGACGAGCTCGCCAGCTTCCTTTCCGACCAGCGCGACGCACGCAAGGAGCTGGTCTCCGACCTGGTGATCGACCTGGTCGAAAGCCATGACGAAAGCACCCCATGAATCCCACAAAAAACGGTCCCTCCCTTCTCCCCGGCCTCGAGCGCCGCAGCTTCGCCGGCGACGTCGAGCTCCGGGCCGCGGCCGAGGGTAGCAAGTCCCCCGGCACCCTGGTCGGCTATGCCGCGGTTTTTGACAGCCTCTCCGAGGACCTTTGCGGCTTCAAGGAGCGCATCGCCCCCGGCGCCTTCGCGCGGGCCCTGAAGGACTGCGACATTCGCGCTCTGCGCAACCACGAACCCGAGTCCCTCCTCGGCCGCCTCAAGTCGGGCACCCTCCGCCTGGCCGAGGATGCCAGGGGCCTGCGCATGGAAGTCGACCTCCCCGACACCACTGTCGGCCGCGATACCGCCGAGATGGTGCGCAGGGGCGACATGTCCGGCTGCAGCTTCTCCTTCCAGGAGAAAGCCGTCGACTGGGATTACAACTCCGACCCACCCGTGCGCACGCTCCGCGACGTGGACGTGTACGACGCCGGGCCGGTCACCTATCCCGCCTATCGCGACACGTCCGTCGCCCTCCGGTCGCTCGAGCAGAATCGTCCCGCCAAGCCGGTCCCTCTGGACCTCCTCAAAAACCGGATCCGCCTGGATCAACACTTCTGAATCCCCCTGTCCAAGGTCCCAATTCGATGAAAGAAAAGGCTTACGAGCTGCGTCAACAGCGGTCGACTCTCCTCGACGAGAACCGCGTCCTGGTCGAACGCGCCGAGCGTGAGAGCCGGTCCCTCAAGCCCGACGAACAGACCAAGTTCGACGCCAACGAAACCCAGATGCGTGAGATGGAGAAACGCATCAGCACGATCGAGCGCATGGTCGCGATCGAGAAGAATGGCCCCGAACCCTCCGAGCGCCGGAGTACTTCGCTCCCCCACGAGGACGCCGGCAACTGCAAGCAACGGCGCTACAGCCTGCTCCGGGCCGCGTCGTGCCTGTTGATGGGCCGCGGCCAGCCCGACGGCCTCGAGGGCGAAGTTCACCAGGAGCTGGTGAAACGGTCGGGCAAGAACCCGCTCGGGTTCATGATGCCCTACAGCACGCGGGGCTACCTCACCGACGCCGAGCGCCGGGCCCTGGATTCGACCGCGGGCACCGGCTCGGTGCCGACCGTCCTCGACAAGGACTGGATCGAATACCTGCGTAACGCGATGCGCGTGAAACAGGCGGGCGCCCGGGAAATCATGGACTTGCAAGGCAAGTTCGCCATCCCGCGCCAGAACGCGACGGGCACCGGCTACTGGGTCGCCGAGTCCGGCTCGCCCACCGGCTCGAACCAGACCCTCGACCAGGTCCTCTTCACGCCCCACACCGCGGGCGCCTATACGGATATCAGCCGGCGGTTCTTCGAGTTGGCCATCCTCGACAGCGGCGAACAGTTCGTCAAAGAGGATCTCACCGCGGTCCTCGGCCGCACCGTCGACCTGGCCGCCCTGAACGGCACCGGGGCCAGCAACCAGCCCCTGGGCATCCTCCAGAACACGGGCATCACGGCGGGCAACACGGTCGCCCTGGGCACGAACGGCGCGGCCCCGAGCTGGGCGCCCCTCGTCGAGCTCCACACCATCGTGGCGCGGGGCAATGCGGCCGACCTCGGCCCGAGCACTTACCTCGGCAACGCCGACGTGACCGGCACCCTGGCCACCACGGCCAAGATCGGTTCGACGTTCCCGGTGTACCTCCTCGAGGACGGGAAGGTCTACGGCAAGCCCTACCTCGAAACCAACCAGCTTCCCAACAACCTCACCAAGGGAAGCGGCTCGAGCCTGTCGCCGATCGTGTACGGCGTCTGGAATCAACTGATCCTGGCCTACTGGTCGGGAGTGGACATCCTGGTCGACCCCTACACCGGCAGCTCGAGCGGCACGGTCCGCGTCGTCGCCCTGCAGGACATGGACATCCAGGTCCGCCACAACGCGGCCTTCAGCGTGATCGTGGACATGATCAGCAACCAGACCCAGTAACCTCGTATCGTACGATACAATCCGGGCCGGGGCTGCCCCGGCCCGTTCCCTCCCTCAAAGCGAGCATCATGAAACGCCTCCGCGTCACCAACAAGAAGGGCCTCTTCATCGGCACCGCCCACCACAAATGCGGCGCCGTCGCCGACGTGACCGACGATCGCCAGGCCGCCCGGATCGTCGCCCAGGGCTTCGCCGAGCACGTCGGCGTCGACCCTCGCGTCCAGCCCACCCGCCAGGCCACGGCCGCGGCCGCTCCCGAGAAGGCGGCGCGGACGTAACCGATGCGCATCCTCCCCGAGTTCGTCCTCCCGACGGCGACGCAGTCCGGGACACTCTCGAACGGCTCCCCCACCGTCACCGGCCTGAGCAACACTTCCTTGCTGCTCGGCGCGTTGGCGGTCTCTGGCACCGGGATCCCCTCGGGCACTTTCGTCTACTCGGTCGACTCCGCCACACAGGTCACTCTGACCCAGAACGCGACGACCAGCGGCGCCGAATCCCTCACGTTCGCCATCGAGCCGGTCATGCTCGAGGAGGCCAAGGCCCACCTCCGCCTCGAGATCCCCAATGACGACCTGCTCGTCGCCTCACTGATCACCACCGCCCGTTTGACCTGCGAAAGCATCCTCCGCCGGGCCCTGATCACCCAATCCCGCACCCTCTACCTCGACTCGTTCCCGAGCGCCGGCGGTTACTACAACCGGGCCATCCGCGAGCAGTGGCCGTCTCTTGGCGGCATGCCCTCCGGCCTCGGCTTTTATCCCGGCTTGATCCCAAACAGCACGGGTGTGATCGACATCCCCCTTCCACCCCTTCAGTCGATCACCGCCGTCCATTACTACGACTTCAGCGGCACGCTTCAGACCGTCGACCCCACCGCCTACAACGTCTCGCTCGGAACCCCCGCCCGGATCCAGCCGGCTTATAGCAAGGTCTGGCCCATCAGCCGGCCGACGATCGATTCGGTGCAGATCCCCTTCGTGGTCGGCTATGGCAACACCAGCGCTGCCATCCCCGAGCCCATCAAGGCCGCGATGAAACTGATGGTGGGTTCGTGGTATGAGAACCGCGAGTCGATCGCCCAGTCCCAGGTTTATCCCGTGCCGAACACCGTCGACCTCATCCTCTCCGCCGTCGATCCGGGGCTTTACTACTGATGGTCGCCGGACCCAAGCGCCAACGCGTCTCCGTCGAGACCCTCTCCGAATCCCGGGACGGTTACGGCCAGAAACAGAAGACTTGGACCACGCAGGGCACTTACTGGGCCTCGATCCGGAACCTCTCGGGCCGTGAAGCCGTCAACGCGAAACAGATCAAGGCCGACACCACGCACATGGTCACCATGCGTTACATCGGCGCCCTCTTCGCATCACCCGGCTTGCTTCCTTCGATGCGGCTGCTCTTCAATTCTCGCGTGTTCAACATCCTCTACGTCAATAACATCGACGAGCGAAACAGAGAGTACCAGCTTCTCTGCCAGGAGCTCGTCGTTCCGGCGGTCCCATGACGATCGGCATCAACTACACCTTCTCGGTCGGCCTCTCCGGTACCGAGGGCACGCGCCTCAACGCGAGCATGACCGACACCGGCACCACGTCGACGG